AGGCCGGCAAGATCCATTTTGTTGCGCCCACATCCGGGAACTGCAACTGGTAATTATTCACTGTTCGCTGATCGTAGTTATACAGAAGACCGCCAACAGCGTTTTTATGCGTTGCACCCGTAGGAACATAATTCAGATCTAAAGTGATTTCACCGCCATCTTTAAGGCCGCCAACCTTTTCTCTGAACGCGCCAGCAGATCCATGTGAAGTTACGTCAATTGCTTCTTGGCTCAATCCCGGCCCTGAAATGTTAGTGACTTCTGCAACCGTAGTAAATATTTCCGGTGTCGCGCCATTTCCTATTTGAAACAAAGTTCCAAAAGCATCAATTCCTTCGCCCATTTTTTACTCCCTTCTATACCAATGGCGGTATTCTGCAAACCGCGAAATACAGGTCTGCCGCTGTAACCGCGCCGTATATCAATTGTGTTGCGGCTTGATTCCAGCCTTCTGGCTTGAACGGGCCAAACCAGGCATATTCGCTTATTCCAATCGAATAGGCTGTAATGTCGCCTGTGCGCTTATATGGATCTACCACTGAATTAATTGTGATAGTCTGCGCTCCCGCATTGTCATTTCTGACCAGCAGGATTTCCCGGCCTGTATTCACGAAGCTGAATCCATCTGCGAAGTCCGCGCCTGAAGCTGTCCAGGTGATGTCTTCTGCGTTGGCGGTCAGTGGTAACGTTGGCCAAAAGCCAGGTGGTTCTTGTACTGTTAAACTTAGTCGTGCCATTTTTACTCCTTTACTTTATTAAGCACTTTCCTTGTGCCATATTCTCATTTCAACGATTTCCCGAAACTTTCCTGTTTCTGGTTCATATACGCTAAAATGATTCCGAATAAAACTTGTTGCGGGCTTATCTCCAAAACTTGTTTTTACGCCGCTGCACGCTGCCCGCAGTTCCGCGTAAACATTCAATCTCTCCAGCGGTGTACTCGCCCAAATATTTACCTCATATCTGCCATCTTCTAAGTCTGAACTTCCGCCATGATGATATTCCGGTATGCCCGCCAATCTGCGGTATGTAATAGCCGGCAATGATGTCCCCTGCGGAAGCGTGTCAGGGTGAACCCGATTGCTTACCAAAGGCACATTTGCCCTAAGATAAGTATTCATGCCGGTTTCAAATCCCATTACTGCACCGCCTTTTTAATTAAAATCTTTACCGCTTCACCGATCGCTTTCTGTACTGCCTTTTCTTCTGATGCTACGGCAGGCCTTAGAAAAGGACGGGGTGCTTGATGATATACTCTGCCAAGACTGTCCGCGCCAGAAAAACCATATTCTACGCGCAGCGCATAACATAGATTTGTGCCGACTGATAATGTCGCACTATGCCCGGTGATCTCTTTTCCGCCAACATCGGAATACTCTCCGGCAGCATCGCTTGGTGAAAAATCAGGCGCTGATTCTGCAACGTGATCACCAACATGAATAGACCTTTTTAATGTTCCGGTTATGAATGGGGCTAATATCTTCGCTTCATTTGCTACCAGCAACGCACCCGCAAGGCAGGCATTTTCTAATAACTCACCCCTGGTATTTTTATCCAATCTGCGTAAGTTCTCTCTAAACTTTTCAAGTCCTACAATAATTGCCATTAAGCCACCAACTCCACTGTCAACCTGGTCATTTCACTTTGTCCATCATGTTCGATAAGCAAAATATTGTATTCAATGAATCCCCATAAAACACGCATCACAATTGTTATCGTGTCATAGTAACCAGCAATCTCAATCGTGCGTACATTGACCCCATAAGTCATGTCTGGTTTTCTAAATTCATCACCGCCTTTTGGCGCTATCCTGCAAGGTAAATCTGTAAGCCCTGCCACGTCTGACCATGCCGGAATAGAATGGCCAGTCGCATCATCCGTTGTAACTTTTTCCTGAATCGAGCAAGTGGATGGAAAGAAATCCGCAAGATTTCCCACCATTCTTGAATCAATCACAGGCATTCGATTAGGCATCTTCTAATGCCTCATTTATCAAACGCTCTCGATAACTGAATTCATCCAGATTCATTTCAGCCCAATCAATTGCGCTCGTTTCGCCCGCCTCGACATCGTCCGCCTGTACTCTTAACATGGCGGCGCGTTTCAATAATTCGGCGGATTCAGCAGGGCCGTCCGTAGTTAAATCAAGCAGTCGAATTCTCTTCTGGACTAATACCTCAGAACTAGCAATCGTTTCTAATGCCAGCGCGGCGGATCTGCGAACATTATCAGATTCCAGCATCAGGAACGCGGTTATCTCATCGTCCGAAAATATCTCATTGGCAGGGACTGAATCGGTACACAATAAGCGTACTTTGCCTAAGTTTGTGGCTAAATCATAACTGAATACCATCTATCTCCTTATACATGCAAAAAATATCTGAAATGAACATTTAGAGTTTTTGCGGCCGCACTATTAAGTATTGGCCAATCTGGTAACAATCCGAGTAAAGGATTTCCAGCCCTGTGTAGTGTCATGTTATACGTCCAGATTATCTATTTCAAATACCCATTCAACCCGTTCAGTCCCTACGGCAACGTCAACCCAAACATCACTGGCATTATCCGTTGCAATTTGAACGCAAGCATCTGGGGTTAGCGTAAAGTTATGCGCTTCTGCCTGTGCCTTGGATTCGCCGAAATAAATATTTCCCGTATTGATCGGGTCTGCATGAATGGTCAAATAATGCCCCTGGACCACTCGATGCTCGGTAAGTTGTTCGGCCACACCCGCAACAGCAATAGCTTTAGAGCCACTCTGAAAAGTCTGTTTATTTTCCATAAAATCTCTGGGGGCGGAATTTCACCGCCCCTATTATTTTATTTATGAACCGGTTTGAGCATAAGCAAAGCGAGGATCCATCTGACCGGCACCGCAAACAACGCGGATACGGTAGAGGATGTTATCGCTCTTAAAGTCGCCAGCAAACGGGCTGATTGCTCCGCCTGCGGTAGAAACTTTGTCGCTGTTCTTCATGCAGATCTCCGGCGATTCATGGCCGCGCAGATAAGCAAACTCTAACGCGGCACCCTGGCTTGGTTCACCGAACACGTACCAGGTAGCATTGCCTTTGGTTGTATCAACGATTGGTAAATAATTATCAACGTGTAACTGAATTCCCATCTGCGGCAGGATGTTAGCGGTCGGCACAGGAATTCCACCACCGGCGCCAACTTCCGTCCATTGCTTGAGCGCACTGGTTAGAATTGCCCGGCCTGTTAATTCAAGTGCCGGAGGCACCACCAGATGTTTACCCATGACAGAGATTGGTTCACCATTTACATCAGTCTGGGCAACCATTAGTTGCAGTGTGGTTTCGAGGTTGGCAATTGTCAATGGCAATGCGCCCAAGTTGGTAACTAACTGGCCATCGGCGGCATCAGTAATCGGTGCGCCAAACAGAAGCGGGTTAGGTCCTGCGGCAACAGCTATTGCGCTGGTTGCCTCAAAAGCCTCTGTGCGAATTGCGGCGTTAGCGTATCTCTCCGGGATGTCACTGAATGCACCCAGCACATCATTGACGATTGACTCCCAGGAAATATCGAACTGCTTGCCACGTTTGTAAACCTTATAGTCGTAATGCCCAGCGGCAACTTCTGACACAAGGTACTCGCCTTTCTCAACCACTTTTGGCAGCCGCTCATCCGCGCCAACAACCTTATGGCGCTCGACCGTGTTAAAGTTCTGCACGGTCTTCATGCGGAAGTACGCCTTCCAATCCGCGACTGCCTCTTTGTAACGAGCCAGCATTTCGCGGTCAATAACGAACCCGAACAGATCCGGGAAGTCACTCGTGGTTATTACTTCTTTTAGCAGGTATTCATGTTTCCATGAAGGTAATCCTGCCTTATTTGAGATCAGGTCAACGGCTTTGGCAATCTGCGCTTCGGTGAAGCGTGTCTTGCGAACGTCATTATATCCGTCCCAATTCTCCATTACTTTTAAAAATTCAGGCATTTTATTTATCTCCATTCTTATTACTGGTAATTTGCACGCCCTCTTTTATGTCATCAAGCGTAATCGCATTTTCTTTTACTGCCAGGTAAGTATCAAACTCTTTAGCCATTTTGTTATTTATGCTGGCTGATGCTAACAAATCCGTTATTATCAAGTCCAACTTTATTAATTGTTTTGCTATATCCTTTGACTGCTCACTTAGCCGATAATATTCAAATGTCAGTTCTGACAGTTGCCTGTCGTATTCTTGACTTCTTTTAGCGCACTCTTCGCCAGGATTTATCATTAAGCTGTGGCCTCTGCAACCTTGATGTAGCGCACATTGCCGTTGATGATGCAGCGCAGCGCGTAATCAGCAGTATCTGAGTTTGCAGCATATTGCACAGCAGACAAACCGGCGAATTCAAAAACATTATCCGCCGTAGCCTTGCCGGTTGCGTCGCCATCCATCACAAAGCGATGGATTGAGTGCATTGCTGTTCCAAAGTCAGTCGATGTCCCATCTGCATAAAGTTCTGACATGCCGCCACAAACCGTTCCAGTTTGTCCGCGATTGTTTGCAAAGTATGTAAACCGTCCGCCCGCGCTCAACCCTGTGATACGACCAAGCGTATCCCCAGAGAATTCGACACCAGCATGAATGCCATAAGCACCGGCAACAGCAACTTCACCAACCATAACTCTTGGTCGAAGTGCGTCTGCTGAAATTCCAGCACCAAGTAGATCAAGCTCCACATACATTGCCCGACACATGCCAGAAGTCAAAGCTGTTGAATAGCGATATTCACGAGCAATCGTTTCAGCGCCCATAACATAAGGAACTGCTTCGCTTCCAACTTGCTCTTCTGGATAATCGGGGTCTTGATGCACCTTGACTGCAATTACATCGGTCACGGCAGCGCTCATCAAAGCATAACCAAAGTGCTGCTGGGTATTCTTGTCATAGTTCTTGCTCAGAATGCCGTCTGATGTGTTAATAAAAATCTCATCGCCAACGGCTATTGCGGAAGCGCCATCTTGATCTTCTGCTACAACCTCAAGCGCCCAAATTCCCTCGGTATCGATTGAAATCTGGTCAGTCGCGGCAGCCGCGCTTAGAAGCGCAACGCCGACAATATCACCGTTTACAGATACAATCGGATCGCCCTTATCCACAAACCCGTCATCATGTGCGGGGTGGATCAACAGGCTTTCTGGTAAGGTAATATGCCGACCTTCATAGGTCGAGCTTATTTCCTTTCCAGCAACGTCAAATTCGTCATAAAAATTTACAGGCATTTCTACTCTCCAATTTCAGCCATCTTTTTGGCTTTTTCTTCACTGAACCCTTGTTTCAGGTACATGTTATAAAATGCTTCTTTAATCAATGCACCTTCTTTCGGTTCAATTTCTTCTGCATCACCCATGTCATGAATTCCGCCTTCCGGTAACAAACTTTCGATATAAGCCTTTTCTTCTGCGATCGCTGCCTCAACTACGGCGGCAAGTTTGGCCTCATCAAGTTCGCCTTCTGCGGTCAGTTCACGGGCTGACACAAGTTTCTCTACCATGCGCTTCTGCGCCGGTTCTGGCAATCCCGAATCGGTAAGCAGTTTTTCCACATACGTGGTCGCTTTACTGATAATTGCCTG